TAAACTTCCATTCTGATGGCGATATTAATATGTTTGCTGGCGGCAAGTTTAATGTCAAGAGTAAACAGGCGATGAATTTACAAAGTGATGAAGAACTACAAATTGCTTGTAAAAAGAACTTAACTCTATTCAGTCAAGAAGAAATTGGAGTCAGTGCCAGCGGCATGTTAGCCATTAAATCTAAGTTGGCCACCATTGATGGCGGAGCCGCACTAAGTCTTAAGGGTCTATTAGTTAGCTTAAATGGCGGCCCTGGACTACCAGTTACTACTCCCAAAGGCCTGACAAATTATATCATGCCTAACACAGAATTTAACAACACTACAGGTTGGCAAGTAAGCCCTACCGGTACAGAAAGTATCTGTACTCGCGCTCCTACACACGAGCCTTGGCCCTATCATAATCAAGGCGTTGGAGTAACAACAGATCTAAGTCAAGGGCAGACTACTCCAAGTCCAGGAGCTCCTGCAATGCCTAGTGGATTTAGTATTACTAGTTTAGGCTCTACGGCCAGTGGCCTAGTAAGTGAAGCGGCCAGTACGGCCGGGGGACTTTTCTAACCGTGTCACAATTTACCTACACACTTCCTAGTGGCAATCGTTTTGTAATGTATGCTCCAGCAGGAACTACACAGGCGCAGGCTGACTATGTATTTTACAGTCAAGTTGCCGCTGGTAGTTTGGTAGGATATACAGCAGGACAAACACTGTCTGCACCATCTACCAAGTTGGCAAATTTTGCACTGAGTCGACAAGATCGAGACACTGCCGGCGTTCCTAACAGTACTATATTAGCCATTGTGTCAGGTTCTCCTATTGTTGCTCCTGTACCCAAATTAACCAATGTTCCATTAACCAGTCCAATCAACGGTGCTGACTATGCCCTAGTTAATCCGCCGTTGGGAACTAACACAGTAGGACCACTACAGCCTGCACAGGTGCAAGCATTGGTAGCACAAATTTCAAACCTAGTAAATCAACCAGCTAATGTAATCACCGCACAGGTGGGCATTGGTCAATACGGTCTTAATTGTCCACAGCTGGAACGAGCAGGATATGTTGTACCCGGAACTTATGACACTTACCTAGCTAATAATCCAGATCAGTTTGTCAGTGTAATGAGTGCGCCCGGGGTATGGACTGGACAGAATGGTGTAAACAGTGTTCAGGATGTACTAAACGATCCTTTGTTGCAAACACAGATACAAACTGAAATCATGCAGAACAGCTATGATTCTCTTACAGCGGCTGGAGTAATACAGAGTACACAACCTAACCCACCAAGTCTAAACACAGGACAAGTCTACACAACAGACAGCAACGGAAATGGTGTGCTACAAAACGCTAGTAGCATAGCATTGTTTGCCGGAGAAATTGCCTTGAGTGGAGGACTCAGCGGAATCATTGGCAACTCGTTGAGCAATATCAGCGCCAGCAATCTTGTTTCTAGTTTGTCTAATGTAAATGTAACCAGTCTTATCAACGGCGCTGTAACATCGGTCGGTAATACACTATCTAGTGTAGGAAATACTATTGGTGATATCAGTACATTGGCCTCTACTTCACTTGACAGCCTTGGTTCTACTATTACACAAGCCGCCAGCGGGTTAACCACTACCATAGCTGGAGATGTTGGCGCATTAGTTACCAATGCCAGTCAGTTTGGTACAGCGGTTACAAGCCTTTGGGCCAATGGTAGTAATCTCAGCGGTCTATCTACTCAATTGACCAGTACTCTTAGCAGCCTTAATATACCCAGCATCTCTTCGTTGACTGACAGTCTAGGGCTAGGCACATTGACAACAGGATTAACCGGTAGTTTAAATAGTCTAACTACCAACGGATTGAACACACTCACAGGCGGACTGACCAATAGCCTTGGTAGTATTGGTACTAGTCTTACTGGCATAACAGGATCGTTCTCTGGAGGAGCACTTGATTTGGCTGGCAATCTTAATGATCTAGCTTCTGGTGCATTAAGCGATGCTACAAATCTTGTTGAAGGATCATTGGGTAATTTACAAGATCTTGCCAGTGGTGCTTTAGGTAGCTTGGGCAGTAGTTTAGATGTGTTTGGTAGTATGAGTCAGTTTAGTGTGAATTTTTCATTACTGAGCAGTGATAGTTTAGTATCATCAACACAGCCTGCACCTGGATATAGTAACACAGTAAATCGTGCCACAGTAGATGCCGCTTTAACTAGAATTATCGGAAATCCGTTAGTGCCTGTTCCGCAGTTTGACTTTCCATCTGGAGTTAGTTTGGGCGCCAGCGCAGACATTACCCAAGCACAAAATATCCTAAACAGTATCAAAGGAACTGCTAGTCAACTGCTAGGCGGCAGCGCGGCCACTGCCCTAAGAACCGCTACAAATGTAGTTAATAATGCAACAACTCAGTTGAGTACAAACAGTGCCGCTGTCAGCAAACTTTTTGGATAGTGTAAATACATTATGGCCACATTCGTCGGATTTAGCACTATTAATCAATACAAAAAATTTACTCTAGTAGACTACGAGTTAGTCAAGCGCGACCTACTAAATGCGTTTAATATTCGTCAGGGCGAGCTGGTTGGCCGTCCTGGATACGGAACAGTACTTTGGAATTTTATATTTGAAAACCAAACTACTGATACTGTAAATGCAATTATCACCGAAGTACAACGAGTAGCCGGGGGAGATCCTAGAGTTTACATCAGCAACACCGAAGTATATCCACAGCAAAACGGACTACTAATACAGTTTTTTGTTAGGGTAGTTCCTAGCACTGATGCACAAAGATTGGCAATATTTTTTGACCAGGAAACTCGTACAGCAAGCTATGTTTAAATGACCGGTTTTTAGTGAGTATAAATACTAGAAATTGGAATAGACATGGCAACAACCACAAGACAAACAGTACTATTTGGCGTTGAAGATTGGAAAGTAATCTATGAAACATATAGAGAAGCTGACTTCCAATCGTATGATTTTGAAACCCTACGCAAAAGTTTTGTAGATTATCTTCGTCTTTACTACCCAGAAACATTTAACGATTATATCGAATCTAGCGAGTTTATTGCTCTGTTGGATGTTATTGCGTTTATGGGGCAAAGTCTTGCTTTCCGTACAGATTTAAACACACGCGAAAACTATATTGACACAGCAGAACGCCGTGATTCAGTAGTAAAATTAGCACAATTAGTTTCATATACTCCACAGCGTAACACAGAAGCTAGCGGATTTATCAAAGTTATTTCTGTACAAACTACAGAAAATCTTACAGATTATAACGGTGTTAACCTTACTAATGTTACAGTAAACTGGGCAGATCCTAGCAACTTTGATTGGCTAGAACAGATGACTGTGATCCTTAATGCTGCCTTGGTTGACACACAACGCATTGGCCGTCCTGGTAATGATCAAGTTATTCTTGGAGTAGACACACAAGAATATACCATAAATTTAGTTCCTGGCTACTTGCCGGTAGTTCCTTACACTGCTACTATCGATGGTATCAACATGCCATTTGAAGCAGTTAACGCTACCAGCAGTGGTGAAAATTATATCTACGAACCACCTCCGCTACCAACAGGACAATTTAATGTATTGTTCCGCAATGATCAGCTAGGCTATAGTTCTGCTAACACTGGATTCTTTTTCTACTTTAAGCAAGGCGTACTACAAAATCAAGACTTTAATATTCCAGAACAGATCAGTAACCGTGCTGTGAATATCAACATCGACGGAGTCAACAATGATGCTCCTTGGTTATATCAACTAGATAACACCGGCAACATTTCTACAATTTGGCAGTATGTTCAAAATGTCTACGGCGCCGCCATTGAACAGTTGAGTCCTAACCAAAGAAATTTATTTTCTGTAACTAGTCGTGCTAACGATCAGATCACTTTGAACTTTGGTGACGGTGTATTCTCTGCAATTCCAGTTGGCACTTTCCGTTGTTATGTTCGTGCAAGTAATGGATTACAATATATTATCAATCCAGAAGAAATGCAGAACATACAGATTCCTATCAGCTATGTTAGTCGCACTGGCAGTATTGAAACTATTATTTTTACTTGTGCATTACAAGAAACAGTATCAAATGCACAGGCTCGTGAAACTATTGACCAAATTAAACAAAATGCTCCAGCACAATACTATACACAAAATCGTATGGTCAACGGAGAAGACTACAGTAATTTTCCATACACACAGTATCCTAGTATTCTAAAGAGTCAGGCGGTTAACCGTGTCAGTATTGGATCAAGTCGTTATCTTGATTTGTTAGATCCTACTGGCAAATACTCTAGTACAAATATTTTTAATGCCGACGGAGCACTATGGGAATCAACCTTGTCTCCAGCATTTAACTTTACTTGGCTAACCAATAACGATATTGCTGACACTATTCAAAATAGAATTCAACCAGTGGTACTCAAAGATGAGTCATTACAGTTTTACTATTCATCGCTGAACAGTTTAAATCCTGGTACTGCACCAAACTATAACTATAACTTTACTCGTCCTGACTTAACAGCATTAGGCCTAACCTGGCATCAAAGTACTACCATTGTTGGTGAAACCACAGGTTATTTTGTAAATGCCGCAGGCAATCCTCAGCCAGTTGGAACTTATACCAGTAACAACGCCAAATATATTCGTGTAGGCAGCCTAGTTAAATTTGTTGCGCCAACTGGATACTACTTTGACGAATACAATCAATTGGCCGCAGGTGTGCCAACATCGGGCAACCAGTCAACTTAC